AGGCGATGTGTGGAGATGCGAGAAGGAAGGAGTTAATGGCTCAGGCCAGTGCTCAACAACCGCAGACAATACGTTCTCTAGAGTGGGGCAAGCACGCGCCAGTGGGGCCGATAAGGTCATCGCGAACGGCGACGATATGGCTGCTGACCTTGGTTTTAATCCAGAAGCAGCCAAGGTGTTTGGAACCAGAAGCAGAGACGTTGTCGTGCAAGATGCAAGCATGGTGCCGTTTACTTCTCACCATATTAATCGCGACACTTGCACAGCGTCGTACGATCGCCCTTTGAAACTGGCGTTCAATCTTTTATCCAACTGCAACAGTACAGATTTTGGTGTACGTGTCGACGCTTTGATGTATGTCGTGCGTAACACTCCTGTTGCACTAGAGCTCTTCAAGAAGCATTTAGGGCCCTTCGCTAAAGGTACCGACACTTGCTGTGTTGAGATGCTTTGGGCCGCTTAGTAGCTAGATTGTTATTGCATGCTTTAACATTCCGACGGGCTGGCGACCGTCCTAGTTTTGTAGCCATGAAAACCGCTTAAAAAGAAAGAATTTATGATTGCTTTATTAGCTTTACCATTTACTATTTGTTATATTTGTTCTCGTTACCGTAGATATGCCACGCAGATGGGGACGTTCCTCGCCAAGCGACGCAGTGTTGACAACGGGTATTCAACAGGGTACTGCTGCTGCTGCCCAGAAGCCTTTCGGTTCTACTGTGGTCCGCCGGTGGGGTCCGCGCCCTCCGGCTGCTGGGAATGCTCCTGCGAAACGCAGAAATCGATGGACGAGACGTCGACGAGCTGGAAATTTTAGTCAGTGTTTGAATGCTTTTGCGCCCCAACATTTAGCTTTACCTAGGGCTGTTGCTCCATATACTGTTATCCGAACGTCAGCGATTTACAAGCCGGGAGAGCATGAGGAAAACAGGTTGGTACTCTTTTCTCCTTTCATCAATGATATGCGTGATGCTGGACAGTGGAGCAACATTTACGCTATTTCTGCAAACGTTGGTTTGGATTCTGCACGAAACACAGCTAACGGTGTTAAGTATCATACTTTTGGTTCCATGGACACTGATTCGTGGTTGGCCTCATCTGTAACGCCAGCGGCGTTTTCTATTCAGGTGATGAACCCTAGTGCTTTACAGACAACTAGTGGCGATATTTATATTGGCCGTTGCAAGAACAAGGTTCATTTGTCTGAAGGAGACAACTCCAAGGACTTTAAAGATTTGGCTGAATCGTTAGTTAGTTATTCTAACCCGCGAATTTTGTCTGCTGGAAAGCTAGCTCTGAGAGGAGTGCATGTTGATGCCGTTCCTAACAACATGAGTGAGCTTGCCAAGTTTACAACCTTGAATGCTCAGGGCAATGCAATTGGCACTTTGGGCACTGACGACGTTGCACACCCTGAAGGTTTCAACCCGATTTTCTTGTACAACCCTGAAGGCGTAAATCTAACGGTGCTTGTGTGTTGTGAATGGCGCGTGAGGTTTGATCCTTCAAATCCTGCTTACGCTGCCTGCACCACACACACTCCTACAACTGAAGCAGTTTGGCATCGAACGATGACTGATGCGCTTTCTGTTGGGAATGGCGTGGTTGATATTGTTGAGAAAGTTGCACGTGTCGGCTTGCCATTGGCTCGAGCTGCAGGTTATCTTGGTGGGTGAGCCTCATTGAACGTTGCTCCTCGTTTTTCCTGGACCGGTATGTCCATATAAAGTTCCGCGG